TACGGACAAGCTAAAGGTAAGGTTGCAGAGCTTGAGGCGTATAAATCTAGCTTAAAGTCAATTATGATGAAAAAGTCTGGCGAACTAGCTATTGGCGCACAAGAGCGAGAAGCCTACGCAAGCCCAGAATACCAAAACCTATGCAAAGCTATAGGCGAGGCCACAGAAGCGGCTGAAACGCTGAAATGGCGGCTTGAATCGGCAAAGATGCGTTTCGAGGCATTTCGCACAGAGCAAGCAAGCAATCGGCAATTAGAAAGGATGACCAAATGACGGACTATAGTTATTATTTAATCAGTTTAACGGCAATGATTAAGCAATATCGCAACCTTGTTATGAAAGGTAAGTTTGATGCTGCGGCAGAAGTTGCCATTGATATGCAAATACTTACATCTCACTTGCAAGAATGGACAGAAGAACAATGTGACGAAAGCTGATAAAAAGCATTATGACAAACTTGCACAGCTTGGTTGTTCCCTTTGCAGACATTTAGGCTATGGCGAAACACCGTGCGAAATTCACCACATACGCCACGCTGGACGCAGAGATTTAGCGCCAGTAATAGGATTATGCCCAGAACACCATCGAGGCAATACAGGCGTTCACGGCATGGGGCGCAAAGCATTTGCTAAACATTACGGGGTATCTGAAGAAGATTTGTTAGCTCAAACAGAGGCTTTATGCTGATTACGATGCAGTTACCCCTACCGCCGAGCATGAACACTTACTGGCGAAACTTTAGGGGGCGCACGATCCTATCCAAAGGCGGCAAAGACTACAAACAAGCGGTGCAGGAATATGTCACCCAGAACAACATCCCAAAACTTGGCAACAAAAGATTAGCGGCAATTATTAAGATTTACCCACGGGACAAACGGGCCATTGACCTTGACAACCGTATAAAGGCACTTTTAGATGCTTTACAAGACGCAGGGGTGTTTGACGATGACAGCCAGTTTGACGAAATCACTATCACAAGGGGCGTGATTAAATCAGGCGGTCAATGTACAATAATCCTAGCCACCTTTGAGGATGAGGCGTAAATGGACTATCCAGCCGTATTCGTATCGACGCTGTTTCATAGCGCAACAAACACGCATTTCATGCATTTGCAGACAGATAGCTATGCTAAACACATTGCGCTGGGCGAATACTATGACGGAATCGTTGAGCTAACAGATAAGTGGGCAGAGGCGTATCAAGGTGCTTACGACATTATCAAAAGCTATCCTAAAGACTTCCACCTAGCTACCGATCCGGTCAAGTACCTGAAAAGCGTCAAAGCGTTTGTCAAAGACATTCGTGACGAATTGCCCAAGGATTCAGAGCTACAGAACATTGTGGACGAGATTGCAGACTTAATTGACTCAACTTTATACAAACTAAAAACATTTAAATAGGCAGCATAATGGACGATTTGCCTCAGAACGTCGATGCTCAACGCTTAGCAGAATTACTGCGGCAACAACAATTAGAGCAAATAATGCAAAAATTTCAATTAAATGCGCTAACTGACCAAGTGCCGCTAGGTATGGAAGATAGGCTACCGCCTACGCAATACAACATAAGTTCGCCTGTACAACTAGCTGGCGGTCAAATGTTTGATATTCCTGTACCGCAAGGCGTTCCACAAGGGTTTCTAAACCCACAACAAACATTTCAGCGTGGGATAAACATGACTCCACTTGGAATTAGTGGGAATATGCCAGTAGGTGAAGGTATGCTACAAGGTAATGTGATGGGAACAAATGTCGCAGCGCCAGGCTTTAACCGCACAGGCATCAATCAAGTGGGATTAGGTTACAGCGCACCAGTTGGCGGCGGCACATTGTCAGCAAATGTTAATGTTCCAACACAAGGCAACAATTACAACGCAATGTTGCGTTACAACAAATCGTTTTAACGGTGACTTATGAAAGCTGGACTATACGCAAACATCTTAGCCAAACAAGAACGCATCAAAGCTGGATCTGGCGAAAAGATGCGAAAGCCAGGCGATCCAGGCGCACCCACGGCTAAAGACTTCAAAGAATCAGCCAAGACAGCTAAAGACGCAAAGAAATGACAGCGGCTTGGCAACGCAAAGAAGGCAAGAACCCTGAAGGCGGTCTAAATGCCAAGGGTCGAGCGAGTGCTAAAGCTGAAGGCATGAACTTGAAGCCACCAGTTAAGTCAGGCGATAACCCACGCAGAGCTAGTTTTCTTGCAAGAATGGGCAATATGCCAGGGCCAATGGAAAAAGATGGAAAGCCAACTAGGTTAGCCTTAGCATTGAAAGCATGGGGCGCATCAAGCAAAGAAGATGCAAAGTCAAAAGCTAAGAACATTAGCGAACGCAATAAATGAGCTAAACTATCTCATAGACTTAAACTATCACAATTGGATAAGTTAATGACTCCGACTAAAAAACAATCAACAAATATTAAAGGTGCAGGCAGACCCAAGGGAGTGCCTAACAAAAGCACCACGAAGGCGCGTGAGGCGATTGCAGCGTTCGTTGATGGTAATGCACACCTTTTGCAAACATGGCTTGAGCAGGTCGCTAATGATGACCGATACGGGCCAAAGACAGCGTTTGACTGTTTCATGGCTGTAGCTGAATACCATGTACCCAAACTTGCACGAACCGAACATACTGGCGCTAACGATGGCCCGATTGAACTGGTGGTCAAGTGGCAAGACGGGAAGTAACGCTGCCCTACAGTCCACGGGATGCGTTTAAACCATTCCACAACCGCACCGAGCGTTGGGCTTGTCTAGTTGCCCACCGTCGAGCAGGCAAAACAGTCGCTGCAATCAACGACATTATTAGGGCTGCGCTTATGTGCAAAAGCCCAAATCCACTATTTGCGTACATTGCACCGTTTCGCAGCCAGGCTAAGTCTGTGGCGTGGGATTACCTAAAACACTTTGCTGCGCCTGTGCTTGCGTCAAGCAATGAGGCTGAATTGACCATTGAGTTGATAACTGGCGGCAAGATACGCTTGTTTGGTGCTGACAACGCTGATGCAATGCGAGGCTTGGGCTTTGATGGCGTGTTCATGGACGAGTATGGGGACTTCAGGCCATCGGTCTGGGGTAACGTCATTCGTCCTACATTGTCAGACAAGCAAGGTTGGGCTGTGTTTGCAGGTACGCCAAAAGGAAAGAACCAGTTTTGGCAGATATTTGAAACAGCAAAGAAAACGCCTGACGAGTGGTTTCACCTTGTCTTAAAGGCTAGTGAATCAGGACTGTTGCCAGACACAGAGCTACGAGCTGCTGCGGCACAGATCAGCGATGACCAGTTCCTACAAGAATACGAGTGTTCGTTTGAGGCGGCAATTCTTGGTGCGTTTTATGGCGAGGACTTACGCAGAGTTACAGATGCGGGACAGGTTTGTAAGGTTGCCTACGATCCGCACCTACCCTGCCACACAGCCTGGGACTTGGGATACCGTGATGACACAGCAATTTGGTGGTATCAAGTGGTACGCAACGAAATTCACATCATTGATTATTTTGCAATAAGTGGTGCAAATATCGCAGAAATAGCTAAAATAGTCGTAGAAAAGCCGTATAAATACGGAAAACATTACCTACCGCACGATGCAAGGGCTAAAACACTAGCAGCAGCGGGTAAGTCAGTAATCGAGCAATTGAGTGAGTATCTAGGCATCAGCAACATGGCGATTGTGCCTGACTTGTCGGTGCAAGACGGGATTCAGGCGGTGCGTCAAATGCTGCCAATGTGTTGGTTTGATAACGAACGAACGCACGATGGGCTAGAGGCACTACGGCAATATCAGCGGGAATACGACGAGGATAAGAAGGCGTTTAGGCAAACGCCCAGACATGATTGGACAAGCCACCCAGCTGACGCATTTAGGATGCTAGCGATTGCATGGAGGCTAGAGCCAAAAGTTAAACCACCGGATACGGTCAAGCCGCTGATGGTCGGGCCAGAGAACACAGTAACTTTAAATGATATGTGGGCAACCCACACAACAAACCGGAGTAGAAGATTATGAGCGGTGTACCTTATCCTTATGCATACCAATACGAACACGTTGCAGTTAGCCAAACGGCACAGGTCTTAGGCGGCACAGGCGCAACTGGTGACTACCTCCATCGTTTGCTATGTACCGTGTCTACAGCTGCGACTGGTAACGTCATTATTTTAGATGGCACAGGGTTTTCACACACGATTCAACCAGCATCGCCAGGCAGCGGCATTGGTCAATACAACATTGAAATTAACGCTATCTCTCGCAATGGCCCGTGGAAAGTTACAACTGGCGCAGGGGTAGAAGTGTTAGCAATTGGCATATTTAGCGCATGATCGTAGCAAGCGTATTGCGTTCGGGCGGTGATTTCAAACCTGAACACGTTTATGCGTTGCAAAAGATGTGCGCCAAGTATCTGCCACCGCATGAGTTTGTGTGTTTGTCAGATGTTGAGCTAGAGTGCAAAACCATCCCTTTGTTACATGATTGGGTTGGTTGGTGGGCAAAGATGGAGTTGTTTAGGCTACCAAGTGCGCTGTATTTTGACTTAGATACGGTTTTAACTGGTGACTGCACAGA